ACCGGAGCCAACGTGCTTCGGGTGGCAGGCGCGATTGATGTTTCAGCCGGCCGGCTGGCGGTTCTGCCGGTCACGGCAACAGTCTCCGTCTCGGCGCCCGCAGGACCGACCCAATACTCAGCGGTGTGGCTTGGATGATACAGGCAGGGGTAATGCGAGAGCGAATCACCGTGGAAGCCCCCGCGGAGAGCCGCAGCGCGCTCGGCGAATCGACAATTCGATGGTCGACGTTCGCCCAGGTCTACGCCCAGGTTGAAGGAATGTCGGCCAGGGACGCAATGCAGGCCATGCAGGCGAACGTCATCGTGACCCACAAGATACGAATCAGATTCCTCCCCGGCCTGACGCACGAACACCGCGTCATCTGGAGGGGCAGAACGATGGAGATCGCCAGCGTCCTCGAGCGGGAGATTAGGACGGTGCATGAAATCCTCTGCCGGGAGGTCGTCTGATGGCGCTTTCGGCTACACCACGCACCCTCTCGCCATCCGGCCTGACGGGAAACCAGACCGCCGAACTGTTTATCCGGGTCGGCCTTACTGGCGTTCAGCCTCTCCTCGACACGATGGGCAACATCATGTCGAACCTCGAAAAAGGCGACGCGCTTCGGAAGATTGCCCTCAAGGCCGCAAAGCCTATCGAGCAGAGTTACAAGACAAAGGCGCTCCACCACGACTGCACCGGCAATCTGGCCGCCTCGACCAAGATCAAGAGCAAGAAGTACGCCGCCACTGGAACCGGCATCGCCGTCGTCGGCCCTGAACAGACGGGCAGAGAGGGCGCCACTGGCAGCCGGCCGAGCGGCAACCATGCGTGGCTTGTGGAGTTCGGGTCTGGTCCGCGAACTCCCGGCTCTCAGAATAGAAAGACATACGTCAATGTCCACGAAATGGTGAACCGCAAAATGCGGCTGACCTCCAGGCTCGAGGATTCGGAGGACTTCGCCAAGAGGTCTGCCGGCTACTACTTCCTCATGAGTTCGTGGTACGAACCGACCCGTCAGGCCAGGGCTGGCCGAGGCTATCCGCATGACTTTATGCCAATCGCCGGCGGCAGGCGCAGGGTGTTTACGCTTCATCCAGGCGAGACATACGGCGCAATGCCGGCCTTCTCTCTGATGCAAAACTCGATTTCCGACAGCAGCGCAAAGGTCAGCGGAATCCTGCGGACAGGCATCATTGACGCAATCAACGCCGCAGTGTCGAGGGGGATCTGATGCTCGCCTCACCAGAAAAGCACGTTCGCCTGCGCCTGATCACCACCCCGGCGGTTGCGCGGCTCGTCGGATTCAATGTATTTCCAATAGCGGTGCCAAAGACCAACGCGTCGATGCCGTTTCTGGTCTACCGCCGTGCAAACATTCTCCGAGAAAGCAGCCTGTCAGGCCCGCTCTATCAGCCGGTGGTGCAGTTGCAGATCGCCTCTTGGGCCATGACATACGACTCCGTCAGGGAGGTCGCGGACGAGGTTCGGCTGGCGTTGGATGGCCACACCGGCACCATGTCCAATGCTACAATCGAAGATATAAGGCTCGTAAGCGAGACGGACGACTTCCTCGATCCGACATCGCACGGAGCGCAGTTACCGCCCGCTTACGAAGTCAGACAACTGTACTCAATCCGGTGGCAGGAAGCCGCCGGTTAACTCGACAGGGAGGTTTGTGTCATGGCTGGAACTTCCGCACAGGGACTTACGTTCACCTTCGGCGGCACCGCTCTCACCATCACTTCGGTACAGGTCAGTGACCAGCAGGATCTCATCGACGGCAGCCACCTGGGAATCGCCCCGAACGGGCGGCGAGAGTACGTCGGCGGGTTCGCAACGATGCGAGAGGTTTCGGTTGACATCATCTCCTCGACCGTCCTTACCGCCGGCACATCGGGCGCGATCAGCATCACCGGCCCGCTTTCGTTCTCCGGCAACGCCACGCTCGTCTCCTCGAGTACTGGCGGCTCTGTCGGCGATCTCGTCAAGGGGAGCGCGACGTTTCGGGTCGCGTAAGCGTGACTCGAAATGGCAGGCGTATCCGCACAAGGCGGCTCGTTTTCCTTCACCGGAACGGGCGTGTCCTTTAGCGCACAGATCACCGGCATCGCCGTCGAGACTCCGTCAGCGGAGATCGTCGACATGACCGGATTATCTGATGCCACTGGCAGCATCGTGGCCGTTCCTACAGGCGACCGCCGCGGCGGCAGCGTGTCGGTCGACTACATACACGGCGGCGCTAACTTTGGCGACCCGCAACTGATTGTCGGCAAGCGTGGGACTCTCAGTTTCTCGTCTACCAATTACTCGGTGTCGCGCAACGCGATTCTTGAGTCTGCAACTCATGGCACCCGCGTTGGTGAGTTGGTGCGCGGGACCGTCAAGTTTGTTCTCACCGACTACTCAGGGACGTAACATGGCTCTTTCAAAGTCTGCGATTCTTGCTGCTTTTGACGTCAAGACCGAGAAGGTTTCCGTCCCCGAATGGGGCGGCGACGTCTACATCAAGACGCTCTCCGGCACCGAGCGGGACGCATTCGAGGACGGCTACTCGAACGAGAAGATGAAGAACTTCCGGCCGCGCTTCCTCGTTCTCACCCTCTGCGACGAGAGCGGCGAGCGTCTGTTCTCAGACGCCGAAGTCGACTCCCTCGGCAAGAAGTCGTCCACGGTTATTGCACGGCTTTTCGACAAGGCTTGGGGCTTGAACGCGTTCAGGACGGAGGACGTCGACGCGCTGGGAAAAGATTCGCCGAGCGGCCAGAGCGACGATTCTACTTCAGGTTAGCACTGGCGCTCGGCAAGACGGTCAAGCAACTGCTCGGAGAACTCGACAGCCAAGAGATCGCCGAATGGTATGCCTACGACCAACGGTGGCCGCTGCCTGACCACTGGCAGCAGACCGCCAGGATTTGCCGAATCATCATGTGCGCAAGCGGGAACTACAAGAAAAACGACATACCAGACGAACTTGCGTTTACGCCGGCCGCGATAAAGCCGGAACAGACGCAAGCGCAGATCATCGCAGAACTGTCCAAACTCTCCCAAGGGTGACGAATGGCCGGCTATCTCGGCAAAATCAGCGCGGTCGTCACCGCCAACACGACGGACTTCACTCGCGGCATTGGTTCCGCCCGCGAGGAGATGGAGAGGTTCGCTCGCGCGACCCGGTCGTCAGTCAACTCGTATCGACTGAACTTCGATACGGCGACGATGGACCGGATCCTGACGAAACTCCAGTTGTTTCGCAGGACTCTGCAGGAGGCCGCAAACCAAAGCATCTCAACCGGCGCCCTCGACCAACTCTACGAAGTGGTCGAGGATCTGTCGAAGCCTCTTGCTAAAGTCAAGAACGAGATCGAGGGTCTTGGCAACAATGTCCAGGCCCAACTGTATCCGGCCATGGAGCGCGCTCAGCGCGGCGTCCAGCGTCTTTATAGCGCGATTGCCGACGGCAGCACGACGCTCCAGGCAGAGTCGAGGAATATCGCCGAACTGACCCGGCAGATCACGCTGCTCGGCAACTCGGCGGCGGTCGTAAAAGACCTCGAGGGACTTGGAAAGAGGCTCGACGTCCGCAACTCCGGCGCTACGTTCGTCCAGCCGAGGGCGCAGGAAGCCCTGAAGCGGTCTGACTCGCTTCGCGGCGAGGCTACGAAGTTGTCGCCTGCGACGAGGGCCGACCCATTCTGGCAGCAGCAGGCCGACGCGGCCGAACGGGGGGCCGCCAGAATCGCCGAGGCAGCGGCCAAGGTCGAGAGATACCGCAACGCCGTTGCCCGAATGAATCCCGGCCCTCGGCGGGACGCAGTAATTCAGCGAATGGTGGCTGCCGAATCGGAACTCGACAGCCGGATAGACAGGCAGCAGAGGCTAAACGCCGGCATGGAAGTCGGGCTGGCGGCCGGCAGGATTAGGGATAGCGCTTCATCGCTCAGATCCACTGGAGCGACAGACAGCGAAGAAATCTCGCAGGCAGACGCAAGGGTGAAAGCCCTCGCAGCCAGCCTTCGCGCAGTTCGCCAGGACAACGCCTTCGAGTCATACGTTCAGAGCATCCTGAACATGGCAGACGGTCTTTCCAAGGCCACTGACAACGCCGCGACGCTTAAGGCCGCGCTGACGCAACTGAACGCCAAATTGGACAGCGGCGAGAGGCTGGCGAGCGCTCAGGCGAAGATCAATGCGATCAATGCGTCAAGCGCTGCTGTCGGCGCTAGGTTCGCGGATCCGCGCAGGCAGACGGCAGAGGCGTTCGCAGAGGCGAGACGCCAAAACATACCGACTGGCGAAATAAAAGACGCGCAAAGGCGAGACGTCCTTTCGCATGATCTTGCGCCAAGGCTTAAGACGGCCTCGTCTGGCATCGGTAATCTGGCGGCAGAGTTTCAGTCCGGCTTATCTCCGCGGCTGAAGGCTGCCGAGGCCGAGATGGAGCGGCTGCTGACGCCCAACTCAACCATTGCGGTTGGGGCCATAAAGAAAATGCGGAACGAGATCGACGGCCTAGAGAAAGACATCGCCGCCGCCGACGCAGCGTCCAAGAAACTCGCGCAATTCGACTCCGCTAC